ATACTACGGGCGCTGCGAAACGGAGTTGGTGCTTTGAGGAGAAAAACATGGCGTTGCCAAAACAGGTACAAGCACAGCTTGATGAAGTAGAAGCCTTCGAGAAAACACTTTCTGCCCGCGAAAGCGACACTGAAAAGGCCAAAAAGCCCCAAGAAGTGGACGAAAACGCGGTTACTGAAAAAGTCAAACCGAAGGAAGACCCTCATAAAGCCGCTGATTCCAGTGCTGCAAAGCCGGCTGAACCGAAGACGGAAGTGTTTCCGGACGATTTCGAGCAGAGATATCGGACCCTACAGGGGAAGTATGATGCAGAAGTCCCCCGCTTGCACGAGCAAGTACGGACTTTGAGCGCCCAGGTCGCTGAGCTAAATACCACAGCTCAACCGAAAGCGCCGAAAGAAGCGGAAAAACCGAAGGAAAAGGTCAGTTACGTGACCGACGCGGATCGACAAGAGTTTGGTGACGAACTTATTGAGGTTCAGCGGCGCGTGGCCAGAGAAGTTGCCGAAGAATTTCGGGATCAGCTCCAGGCGCAAGCAAAGCTCATTGAAGAACTCAAGGGGCAGGTGACAACGACAGGCAGCCAAGTAGGCCAAATGGGCTTCGCCCAGCGACTGGCGAACCTAGTCCCTGACTTCGAACAGGTCGACAATGACAAACGTTGGATCGCGTGGCTTAACGAGCATGACCCCATGCTCCGAGGACCACGACGCGAGAGAGCCAAAAGTGCCTTCGAGGCCGGTGATGCAGAAGCTGTCGCAGATTACGTAAAACTGTGGAAAGCTACCATTTCCGATACTCCGAAGAAAGATGAGGATCGCTCGGACCGCCAAGCAGAACTCGACAAGCAGGTCGCGCCGAATCGAACAGCGAACTCCCCAACGACACCAAGTGCCGGAAAAGGGACTAAAGTGTATTCTGCCCGTGAGGTAGAAGCAGTTTGGACCAAAATCCGAACCTTGAATACGCGGGGAAAAACTGAAGAGTCGGCTAAACTTGAAGCAGAAATTACGACTGCTTACCTCGAAGGACGTGTGCGCCAGTAGGCCCACGTAACAGTCGTTGACCAACTAAGGAGGCCGATATGGCTGTTTTCCCAACCACAGGTGCGTTTACCACCTCCCCCGAGTACTCTGGCTCGTTCATTCCACAGCTGTGGTCGAACAAGTTGAACGCAAAGTTCTACGCCAGCACAATGATGACTGAGATCGCCAACACAGATTGGGAAGGCGAGATCAAAAACCAGGGCGATACCATTCGTATCCGCACTGCACCGTCGATCACCATCAATGATTACGCCGGCGCAGGTACGACCCTGACAAGCGAAGTTCCGACTCCGATCTTTGCTGACATGCAGATCGACAAGGGTAAGTACTTCAGCGTTCAGGTCAACGATGTGCTTGCGCATCAGGCTGATATGGACCTGATGAACATGTTCACCGACGACGCAGCGAAGCAGCTGAAAATCTCTATCGAGAATGAGTGCTTCTTCAACTGGTTCGTCACTGAAGGCCCAGACGCCGCCAACTCCGGTGCCACTGCTGGTGCGCTGTCAGCTGAGTACAACCTCGGCACAGACGCAGTTCCGATCGACCAAGCGACTCCTGCAAACGTCCTGCAAACCATCCTCCGCATGTCTGCGGCGCTCGATGAGCAGAACGTCCCTGAAGATGGCCGCTGGCTGATTATTTCACCTTATGACCGTCAGCTGCTCATGCAAACTGACATCGCTCAGGCGTACTTCACTGGTGATCAGGCATCAACCATCCGTACCGGCAAGATCGGGATGCTCGACCGTTTCGACGTGTACGTATCCAACCTCCTGCCGCGCGGCACGACTGACAAGCTGATGGTCCCTGGCCTGTCTGCTGTCTCTTCTGGTGGCGCTGATGCTGGCTCTAAGCCACGTCGTATGATGGTTGCCGGCACTAAAGCGTCTTGTGCGTTTGCTTCGCAGATTAGTAAAACTGAACCTCTGCGCAACCAGACTGACTTTGGCGATATCGTCCGCGGCCTGGCTGTGTACGGTCGCAAAGTCGTAAAAGACA